TCTGCTTGTCGTTGTCCTTCCACTTGCCGGCGGCGATCGGGCGCGTGATCACGCCGTCGATCCGGCTGGCGTTCTTCCAGTAGTTCTGCCGATAGGACGTCTGCGCGGCGTCTTCGAGGAGGAGCCCGCGGAGCGTCTCGAGCGGCGAGAGCCCCATCAGGGGATTGCAGGGATCGTAGCCGTTGAAATAGACGACGGATTCGCGCGCGAGCGCGAGGCTGCGCCCGTCCGGCAGGGTCCAGGTGAAGCCTGACGGCACGAGCCAGCCTTGCACCGTCATCTCTTCGGGCGGCAGGCGCACGAGCCCGATCGAGTCATCCTCGCGGCGGACCTTGAGCCAGTACGCGTTGAAGTAAATCCCCATGTCCTGCATCAGGGATTCGAAGAGCCGATAGCGCGTCGTGCCGGGGTTCGGCCGATCGAGCCATTGCAGCACCGCGTGATCGGCCAGGCGCTCGCGATCGAGGTCAGAGAGCCGCCGGAATCCCTGGAGCGGGATCTGCGCGACATTGCGGGCGAGGAAGTCGACGACGGTCCGGACGTTCGGCTGCGTGCGCCAGATCGCCGCATACGTCGCCAGGCTCATGGAGTCAAACACGGAGCGTGAGCTGGTGACGAGCGCGACGCCGCCGGCCGCCGGACTTTTCGTCGTGAACGACTGCAGCGCGCCGAAGCTCTTGACGATCACGGCGCGTCGCCTCCGGGCGCGCCGGGTGCCGACTCGCGATCGCACGCCGCGAGCGCGGCGAGCGCGCGCGCGAGCTTGTCGAGATCGGCGGTATCGACGAGCACGTCGTAGCGGAGCTCGATCCCGCCGTCGGCTGGGATGTGGAGTTCCACGTTCCGCGCGTTCGGGGGACACAAGCCCTCGGCCATCAGGAACGGCCCGAGGGAACGCCCGGCATAGCCCCGCTTCATGCGCCGGCCTCGATTTGCGCGAAGGCGAAGTCGGCGACCGGGATCACGACATCGCCGTCCATCGGGATCGGCGCCTCGCCTGGCTTGAGGAGCGAGCATCGCTTGAGCACGAGCCAGGCGCCCCGCCGCTCAAAAATCACGGCATCGAAGGCGTTATCCGGCGCGCTCTTCGTCGTGATCAGGCAGCGGCGATGTAGGAACGGGGGGCGCCAGAAGGCCAGACGCACGGCGCCCATCGTCGAGGCGCGCCGCGGCGGCTGTCGAGGATTGGTACCGTTTACTCGTCGCGGTCGTCGTCTGGATCGGCGAGATACCGCTCGACGGCGGCGCGGACGAGCGCCGGAACACTCCGGCGACGCTCCAGGCCGGCGCGGGCGTGGGCCGCGTCGTAGGTGGCCGCCGACAGCCGAACATTGACGGGCGTGCTGCCGGTGGCCGGACGTCCGCCCTTGTTCCGCCGTTCGTGTTCGGAGTCGTCGCTCATACAGTCCGCCTTTCGGTCAGAAGACGACGAGATCGATCGGCGCGGCCTGCGGCTCGGCGAGCTCGAGCGCGGCGAGCTTGCGCCCCATGAGCGCCGCCATGATCGGATCGATACGGCCCCGGCTGCGCTTCTTCACGGGGTAGATATTCCCCTTGTTGTCGTGCATGACGACGACGTTCGACGCGCACCAGCCGAGCAAGGGATTGCCGCCGGCGTCGATCAGCCCGTCGAGGACGTCGGCTTCGAAGTCTTTGGCCGGGCCGCTCATCTGCAGCATCGACTGGCCGATCTCGATCACGGTCAGCCCGTCGTCGCGCTCGAGCAGCTGCACCAGGTTCCCGGCGTTATACGGATCGACGCCGACGGATCGCACGTCGAAACAGTCATTCGCCTCGAGCACGAGCTCGCGGACGGCCTCCTGGTCGATCCGGTTGCCGGGATTGGTGAGGAGATGCCCCGCCTCCACCCATTCGCGGTACGGCGCACGGTCCCGATGCGCGCGCTCCTCGAGCGTCGCCTCGGGCGTCAGCACGAACGCGCCCAGGCGCCACGTCCGGCGCGCCTCCGTCGGCGGAAAGACGAGCGCGATCGCCGTCAGGTCGATCTTGCTCGAGAGGTCGATCCCGAGCCAGCACGGCTCGCCCGTCATGTCGTCGAGCGTCCAGGCCGTTTGGCCCGCGCGCCAGCCCTCCATCGACAGCCAGGGCGCCAGCGTGTTGACCCAGAGATTGAGCCGCTTCTGCTTGAACGCCGCCGCGGCCGCCGGCATGTGCCGCGCCTTCCGCGCCAGGTTCTCCATGTCGTCGGGCTTCACGCTCACGCCGTAGTTCGGGTTGGCCTTGCGCCAGGTCGCCTCCGCCCACGGATCGTCGTCCGGATCGGCGTGGGCGATGAAGGCGAAGAGCGTATCGTCGACGTGCGCCTGGTCGAGCACGCGGCAGGCGTAGTCGTGCTGGTCGCCGCACGGGCTCACGGGGTCATTCCCGGCCGTCGTGATCCAGTTGACGAGCGGTTGCCGCCGCGCGCCGAGCGCCGTCTCCATGACGTCGATCATTCCGCGCGACTTGAGCGCGTGGGCCTCGTCGATCGTCACCAGGTGGGGGTTGAGCCCGTCGGTGGAGTCGCGATCGGCGCCGAGCGGCTCGAGCTTGGACGCCGTCGCCTCCTGGTGCAGATTCGCCGTCAAGGCGACGATCCGGGCGCGGAGCGCGCGGTTGGCGCGGACCAGGCGCTTACAGTCGTTCCAGACGATCCGCGCCTGGTCGCGCTTCGTGGCCACGCAGTAGCCTTCCGAGCCGTCCTCGCCGTCGAAAAAGGTCACGTAGAGCGCGACGATCGCCGCCGTCAAGCTCTTGCCGCTCTTCCGCGGGAGCTCGTTATACGCGACGCGGAACCGCCGGAGCCCGGTCTCGCGGTGCACCCAGGCGAAGACCGATCCCAGTTGGAATTGTTGATACGGCTCGAGCCGTATCAGGGTCCCGGCCCATTCCCCTTTGTAGTGCCGGAGCTGCCCCGCGAACCGATAGAACCGATCCGCGAGCGCGGGGCGGAAGACGTAGGGGAACGCCGGATCGCCGGCGGCGGCGCGCGCGCGATCCCGCAGGTGCCGCGCGCAGGCGAGGCGGTGATACTTGCCGGCCACGACGCGCCCGTCGACGACGGCGCGGGCATACCGGTCGATCACGTGCATCAGGCGGCCTTGTGATTGGCAATCACCACGAACGCGACGATCGCCGCGGCCGCGATCAGAGCACCGCGCAGCGGGTGGCCGGTGAGGGCGTCATAGATCCCGACGACGAACACCGCGGGCACTTCCAACGCGGCCGCGCGCCACATGTCGACGCGCATGGGATCAGGACACGCGCGCCGGGGGCCGGTCGAATTCTCGGAATGCCGCTTCCTCGGGATCGCCGTCGGCCTCCCCGGGCCCCGCGGCACGGACGCGCGAGCGACTCGATGGCGTCAGCCCGAGCTCGGGCCAGAGCTTCTGACAGTTCGCGAGCGCCTTCATCCCGACGCTCAAGTACGGGTTCGGCATCAGATATCCCGAGCGGGTCGCCGTGATGATCAAGCCCTGCGTGCGCACCTCGCGCATCGCCTCGAGGTACCGGCTCCACTCGAGACAGAGCGCCACGAGCGCGCCGCGATCCGCCGCCGTGATCTGGCGACAAGCGCGAAGCATCGGGGCCAGGCGCGTCCATTCGGCTTGCGCGCTCGGCGTGTCGAGCTCCTCGGGGAGATCCCAGGCGTCGAGCGCGGGCGGCTCGGGTTCGTGCGCATTGAACGGCCGGCGCGAGGGATTGCCGGACAGGCGCCGGGTCGTCGTCGGCGTGGGTTTTGGGCCGCGTGCCATAAGGGACGCGCCTCAGTATGCACCGACGGCCACGCGTCGGGCGTGTATTCTCTGCGACGGAGGTCACGCCGCTATGCCGACTCTGACGATCGCGCCCGGACTTTTCGCGTGGACACTCGAGCTCGAGGACGGCACGACGCGCGACGTGCTCGCGTCCTCGCTCGACTCGGCGATCACCGGGATCCTGCCGTCACCGGTCGTCGTCGCGACGCGCGGCGAGGCGATCGGCGATGGCCAGTCGCCGGCCCTGGTGCCGCCCGTGCTCGGCTCCCTCGTGCCGGCGACCGCGCAGATCGGCACGCCCGGCTTCACGCTCCACGTGCACGGCACGGGCTTTCGCCAGGACTCGGTGATCCTCTGGAACGGAACGCCCGTCCCGATCACGACGTACGTCTCAGCGACGGAGCTCACGACGGTCATCCCGTCGACGGCGTATCCGGCCGGCGACATCCCCGTGGGCGCCCGGACGATCGGCGGCCAGGACTCGAACGCGCTCCCGTTCACGTTCACGCCGTAAGCGACGGTCCGGCTATCCGTGAATCCGTGATTGCCGGAATGGCGCGCCAGGCGATGGCGCGGGCCAGCGTCTTGCCCGGCGCCACCCAGGGCCGCGATCGGGCGACGGGCCGAGGCTCACCCTGCGGCGACGGCCGCGCGCCTGTACGAGGCGACGACATAGCAGAGTCCCCGTAGTTTTACGGAGGCGCCGCTATTCGCCGAGGGGCAGGCGGGGCTGGCGCGCCGCGTCTTCGAGTTCCCTGCGTTTGTCCGCGCGCTCTTTGTGCTGGACGTACCGCCCGTAGACGAACACACCGGCCAGGCCCGCGATGGCGGTGATGATCGTGGCCAATCCCTCGGTGCTCTTGTCGAAGGCGATCAGGCCGAGCCCCCCAAGCACCGCCGTCATCGCGACGATGAACCCGAACCATTGCCCGCGATTCTGGGCGTTGACATTCCCGTGGACGACGGCGCTCTCGAGGTCTTGGCGGTGGCGCTGTTGTGACTCCGCCATCGCCACAATGCGATGGGCGCCGTCGGGGATGATCTCGTTGAACCGCGCCAGCATGTCTGGGGGCGGCAGCTGGCCCGCGTACGAGATGGTGTGGGTCGTGGTGGTGACGGTTCTCGCCGGCGGTTTCGGTTGATTGCGAGAAACGGCCTGGTTTGCCACGCCGTGCGACCTACTCGGCGGGCCGTGTCGTCGCCGGTGTCGTCTGGGGCCGGAACGACTGCGCGGCATCGACTAGGAAGTCACCCACCGCCTGCCAGTCGAGGAAATGAGCGCGCGCGTCGGCATGGCTGTCGTCGCGGCTGGTGTTGTACTCATCGAATTGACCCG